TCAACGCTTGCGGCGAACATGGACCGACTTCAAGCATGACTTCTTCGATTACAATCCGTTCGCCCATGAAATGACATTGAAGAAGGGCGCCCAGGATGAGATCCAGAACGCGCTGCGCGACGTCACTGTAACCGTGAAGCTCGAAGACTACATGGACATCGCGAAGCCGGTGGATATTCCAGTCTACTGCACCATGTCGCCGAAGCTGATGGAACAGTACAAGAAACTTGAGAAGGAAATGTTCGTCGCGCTCAACGAGAACATCGAACTGATAGCGATCACGGGCGCAGCAAAAACGACGAAGTGTTTGCAGTTCGCAGCGGGCGCAGCGTATCATGAAGGGACGAGCTGGACAGAGATCCACGACCTGAAGCTCGACGCGTTGGAGTCGATCGTCGAAGAGACGGCGGGCGCGAACCTTATCGTTTCGTACTGGTGGAAGCATGATCTGGCTCGAATCAAAAAACGATTTCCTTACGTTCGAGAACTTAAAACAAAACAAGATGAACTGGATTGGAACGCTGGCAAGATCAAGATGCTCGCGGTCCATCCGATGTCTGCCGGTCACGGCTTGAACCTGCAGGACGGCGGGCATCACGTTGTCTACTTCTCCGATTGGTGGGATCTGGAAAAGCATCAACAGATCTTCGAACGCGTCGGACCTGTCCGCCAGATGCAGTCCGGTCACAACCGTCTGGTTTACCGCTACTCCATCATCGTCAAAGATACGATCGACGAAGAAGTTGTAGTCAAACACGCAACAAAGGCGGACACTCAGGACATCCTGATGAACGCCATGAGAAAGAGAGGGAAGTAATGCCTTACATCACACAGGAGCGACGGAACGCAATCGATCGTGAAGCAGATCCGGCCTCTGTTGGAGAACTGAATTACAAGATCACGACGTTGCTGCAACAGCACATCGACAACTTCGGCATGAGCTACGCCACAATCAACGGACTCGTCGGCGTACTCGAATGCGCGAAGCTGGAACTGTACCGGCGCATCGCGGCGCCGTACGAGAACATCAAGATCGAAGAGAATGGAGACGTGTACAAATGAAAATTTATCTCGCCGGACCTATGTCTGGATACGAACAGTTCAACGTTCCGTTGTTCATCAAAGCTGCAGGAGTTCTGCGCGGGCTCAAGATGGAAGTCGTCTCGCCGGTCGAGCTGGACGAAGACAGCGGCCTCGATATGCGCCTCGTGTTTGCGTCGAAGGATGGCGACAACACGAAGCTGAATCACACGTGGGGCGAAATGCTGGCCCGCGATGTGAAGATGATTGCAGACGGCGGCATTCAGGGGATCGTGCTTCTCCCTGGATGGTCGAAGTCGAAAGGTGCTAAACTGGAAGCCTTCGTTGGTATTCAAAAAGGCGTTTGGTTCTGGCTGTACGAGGACGGCTTCATCAAGCCGATCGACGCAGACTCGATCGCCATCACAATGTTCGAGGAGGGATTCGCATGAGCGTGAAAGCAACAAACCCAAAGGAAGCAGTCGGGACCGCGAAGCCACCGCTGTCCACAGTATCAGGTCCAGTTCTCGCCGAGCTTGGCGTCGCCATGATGGAAGGCTCGCGCAAGTATGGGCGCCACAACTACCGCGTCTCCGGCGTGCGCTTCAGCACGTACTATGACGCGTGCTTCCGCCACATGGTGAAGTGTTGGGAAGGCGAAGATGTCGATCCGGACTCCGGCCTGTCGCATGTCACCAAAGCGATCGCAACGCTTTTCGTTTTGCGCGACGCGATGATCCTTGGACAGTGCAACGATGATCGGCCACCGAAGGCGCCAGCGGGATTCTTCACGGAACTGGAGAAGGCGTGCAAAGCTGTGATCGCAAAGTATCCGGACTCGAAGGAAGCGTTCACAGAGATCGGCCAAAAGATCGGCCATGCGCCCTGTCTGGTTCAATGCAATGGCTGTGGCAATACGTGGGACATCAACTCCACAAACGGATGCCAGTGCAAGCCGGTGCCGGATCACGAGATCGTTCTGGAGGAAGAACCGATTGTTGCCAACTGTCCGCATTGCAACGACGACCGTATGCTTTGCGATTGCATCTAGGAGAACCATGAAAGAAAAGAAGCTGTGTCCGAAGTGTGGAAAGATGACTCTGTACCTGACCAAAGAGCGGGCGATCTCTGGCCTGTTCCGTTGGTGCTGCAACTCCGTGCCGAAGTGCTATCGAACAACGAACCCTGATGCGGCCTATCGCGGGCGCGACATGAAGCCGATCGAACTGGAGAAGAAACGTGAGTACAGACAGAAGCATATCAAGAAAACAATCCTCATTACGTGGGCGCAGAATGCCACTCCAATCCACAAGGGCTTCGTGCTTGGATCTGTCCCTGCGTTTCTCCGTGATCGAGATGCCAGCCTGGTCGTCGTCGCCGGTCACTATCGAAACGCCACGAGTCAGTGGACCGACAAACAGGAAAGCGAAATGTGGTGGGCGCCGGAGTTAGAAGCGTTCCTCCACAATCAGCGGACACAGCTCAACAAAAATCTGGTGTTGCTTGGAGACATCAACGTTCAGCCGACGAGCGGCAATCCCGTTGGTGGATTCGAATCGATCACACATGGAGAGAGCGGCATCATCGCACATCCGAAGCTGCAGATGGTAGTCGTGCCGACACCGCACAAACGTTTACCGAAGATAATGACGACGACCGGCGCGTGTACGATCGAGAACTACACCGACTCCGGCGCCGGGAAGAAGGGAGAATTTCATCATGTTATTGGAGCTGTTGTTGTCGAGCTGGATACAGAGGGTGTCTTTCATCTTAGACACATCAACGCGTCCAGTGATGGATCTTTCTGTGACCTTGATCGGAGATATTCCTCAGACGGAACTGTCCATGATTCGGGTCCATATAAGGGACTCATCTTTGGAGACGCACACGCTCAATTTGCGAATACCGAAGTCGTCAGAGCCACGTTCGATAAAGGTGGGCTTGTCGAGCGACTTAACCCGGATACTCTCGTGTTCCACGACCTTCTTGACTGCTATGCCGTCAACCCACATCATGTAGGGAATCCGTTCATCGCGGCAGCGAAGCGAGCATCGGGCCTTGACGACATTGCTGCCGAAGTCCGGTACACAATCAACTGGCTCAAAGAGAAAGTCGGCGGGCGCAAAGCTGTGGTCGTTCCCTCGAACCACGACAACATGCTGGCCCGCTGGATCAAGACCGGCAACTGGAAAGAGGAGCCGGTCAATGGTGACTTCTATCTGGAGACGGCGCTGTTCATGCGGCGCGGTACGAAGATGACGCCGAGCGGAACGCACACGCCCGATCCGTTTCACTACTGGCTCAAACGCGCAAAGCTGAAAGGCGTGAAGTGTCTGCCGGAGAACAAGAGCTTTACAATCGGCGGCATCGAGTGTAGTCTACATGGGCACGAGGGACCGAACGGCGCCCGTGGCACGATGAAGAATCTCTCGAAGCTTGGAGTCAAAGTTGTTTCAGGTCACAGCCACACGCCAGGGATTGAAGCCGGACATTACCGGACAGGCACGATGACGCCTCTCTCGCTGGAGTACACAGGCCCGATCGGATCGTGGCTCAACGCGCACGTCTCGATCGATCCACTAAACAAACGCCACATACACATCTGTATCGGAGGCAAGTTTTGGAAGTAACATTCAAGGACTATGTTGAACATGGATGGAAAATTTGCAACATCAGGCGCGGGCAGAAAGGCCCGCGCTACAACGGTTGGAACGAACGCGAGAAGGCGATCACAGATCCTGACATTGCGACTCACCTTGAATCGGCTGGCTTATGTCATGCCTATTCTGGAACTGCCGCTTTGGATATTGATCGGTTTGATGATTCGCTTGTTTGGTTGAAAGAACGCGGCATCGATCTCGACAAGCTGATGGCGGCGCCGGATGCCGTTCAGATTCTCAGCGGTCGCTCCAACAGGGGGAAACTTCTTTATGCTCTCGAAACTCCGCTCGCTTCTAAATCATTCGCTGACGGCGCTTTTGAATTACGCTGTGGGACCACGGCGGGTAAGACCGCCCAAGACGTACTGCCCCCATCACGGCACCCTTCTGGATCAACCTACGCATGGAAAGGCAACTGGCGTTCTCTGCCCACAATGCCGAAAGAACTGCTCGATCTGTGGCAGACCGAGATTAGATTGCCTGAAAGAACTGGCGCGACGGAGCAGACCACGGAGCTATCCGCGCTGACATCTTTGCTCTCACGCAAAGATCCGAACTGCAGCTATCACGAATGGATCAAAGTCGGGATGGCGATCCACCACGAGACGAATGGATCTGAAGAGGGATTCGCGATCTGGGAAATGTGGAGCGCTCCTCGCTGGAATAATCCTGACAAGACTGCGCGGCCTATCGAGGAGCGACGCATTCACTGGAATTCTTTCGGCCAGTCGGTGACGCCGGTCACAGCGGACAGCTTGCGGAAGACAGACATCGCATCAGTGACCGAGTTCAAGGATGTTACCGTACAGGAACAATCAGACGATTTCACGGCAGGTGCAGATGAGAAGTTACCGAGCGGGATTAAATTTGAGTTTCTCGAATTGGGCGAGTTGTTTTCACGACCGGCGCCTGATTGGATTATTCCTGGTATACTGCCTCACGCGAGCGTCGGGGCGATTTACGGCCAGCCGGGAGCGGCTAAGACATTCCTCGCCGTCGATGTGGCGTTGGATGTGGCGTTGGGCCAGCCGTTCCGTGGCATCCCTGCCAAGCAGGGGCCGGTCCTCTACACTGCGGCAGAGGACGATCCGGGGGTACAGGCGAGACTTGCCGCAGGGATGGCAGTAAGAGGGGCCGTAGGCGCCCCCCTGCGCGTCCTTCCTGCCGCCCCTAGTCTCATGAACAAGGACCACTCCAAAGCGTTTCTGGAGGCCATTGTGTCCACAGGGCGCCCCCTTATGGTGTTCGTTGACACGCTCGCCCGCGTAACCCCTGGGGCGGACGAGAATTCGGGCAAGGATATGGGTCAAGTTATCCACTTCTGCGACCAAATCAACAAGGCGACCGGCGCCCTCGTCATGCTAATTCACCATGAGGGAAAGTCTGAAGGCAAGGGAGCCCGAGGCTGGAGCGGTTTGCACGGAGCGTTCGAAGTTGAATGGCAGGTCGCGGACGAGGGAGACAAACGCGTCATGCGCGTAGCCAAGATGAAGAACGCGGAGAGCGGCAAGACTTACAATTTCCGACTGGCGCCGGTCGGCGACTCGTGCGTGGTGGAGTGGATATGAGCGGAACGCTGAAGCTCTGCCACGTCGAGTTGAAAGAAGCAAACGAATTCGTCGATCGTCTGCATCGACACCACAAGAAAGTGCAAGGCCACAGGTTCAGCTTGGGCGCCACAGTGGACGACAAGCTTGTCGGCGTTGTGATCGTAGGAAGGCCGGTCGGCGGACAGCATCAAACAGACTGGACTGAAGTCACGCGGCTGTGCTCTGACGGCACGAAGAACGTCTGCTCATTTCTCTACTCCGCTGCAGCTCGCGCCTCCGCTGCCCTGGGCTACAATCGAATTCAGACTTTCATTTTGAAAACAGAAACGGGATTATCGTTGACAGCTTCCGGCTGGAAGTTTGACCGAATGAGTCATCCGGTCGGCTGGCATCATGAAGGTGGACGAGGAGCGCGGAAGGTTGAAGCTCATCTCTCAGAGCGGAAGCAATTGTGGTACAAGGATCTGAACGGAACTTCTAGCGTTTCTTTTTCCGCTTCGGTTTTTTCGTGAAGCCGTCAGTCGCGTAATAAAGTCTCACCTGTTTGCCGGTCCACTTTCGACCGCTTGGACTTGTGTATGAATCAGGTCCGGTTTTCTTGAAGGGCATGGCGCCTCCTACAAAAGTTTATCTACAAGCCGGTTGAGATTGCTTTCGATGTTCTTCAACGATTCGGCCTGTGCTTCGAGCTTCGTCTTGAAAACGGCATGGGTTGTCTCGTCATCGGCGACGTGCTTATCCCACTTCTTCACTTTGTCTCTGGCGCTCACGAACAATTCCTTTGTAACGTAAACCGCTCCTGCGGCCAGCGGGATACTACCAATGATCTTTGACACATCCATGTTTCACTTCCCGTTTTCTCTGATCTCTAAATAGTCTATCAGACTCTTGACTCCCTCGTCCAGCTTCGCGCCATCAGCTTCTTCGTCGCCGGGAGTCAGCCAATATTTCTTGTCGTCAGGTTGAACCATTATTGTCCCTCCACGATTTTCTCTGCTTTAGGAATCATATCGTACAGTTGCTTGATCGCGCTACTGATCGCAGGTCCGCGATACGGATAGCCCTGGATCAATCCACCAAACTCGCGGCCAACAGGAACCTGATTCAACAGGAATGCAATGGCGTCTTTCAGGAATGCGTCCGGCGCCAGATCCTTGTCCGGTTGCTTCGACGCCAGTCCGTGCGCGATCGTGGCGAGGATCGACGCGACGCCGATCATCATGCCATAGTGGTACGCTGCGCGAGGAACGTCCTTCACGCTTTTAGTTTTGCCTTTGATCTCGCGGCTCATGTTGTACGTGCGCGAGAAGAATGTGTAGTACATCGACAAGATCTCGCCGCCGATCGACTGCTCGAACAACGAGCGATCGACCTTCAATCCGCTGCCTTGTGTATCGCGCACAGCGTCGTCGGCATACTCAATGATCTGCTCCTCAGTCAGTCCGCCTTTGCTGCGGGCCTTGGATTCGGCGCCGAGCCAGATGACGTTGTTCGTGGCGTTGTTCATACCGCGCATCCACATGAAGCCGAGATCGCTGACGACGAAGCCGGTTGCCTTATCGACGTTGCGCTTCCACGCCTTCGAGGATTCCATGTCCTTCTTCCAAGTTGCCAGCTCCTGAGTTGAAGCGTTGAAGTTGGAACGCATGAAGCCTGAGTGCTCCAGTGCGTATGTCGATGGCAGCTCCAGGCGTGCAGTGTTCTGGAATGCACGCATCACGCCCACAGCGAGGCCGGTGGCACCAATGCGCGGGAGAGCTTGCAGCATCCCGATCGGCTGCATGATTCCCGAATGGAAGTTGAACGCGAGTGCGCCAACGGCAGACCATTTCCGCAGAGTACGAATGACCTGATCTCCGGCGCCCGCAGCTCCGATGTTGCCCTTGATGATGTTCGCCCGTTCTTTACGCAGGTTGTCCAACGTCGAGATTGGATAGTGCTCCAGCATCGCGGCCTTAACTTTGTTCGAGTAGAGAACCTTGTGCGATTGAATCGCCCACTCGTGGAATGCCAAGTCGTGAATCATTTCGTTCACATGGTTCGGCAGCGTGGACAAATCCAAGTTCAGAGGCCGGTCCTTGATCGTTGTGACGCGCTCGTTCAACGCGCCGTTCTTTGTGACGATGCCAGTGTATCGGCCCATACGAGTTTTGTCGTAGGCTTCCTGCGCCGTGTCCGGATCGTTGTGCATACCTTCGCCGCGTCGATCGTAATCGATCGGGAAGTATCCTCCAGGGAATTCACCATGCTTCGTCGTCACAGAGATAACGTCGGCTGGCTTCGGCGCGTAGCCTTTGAGCCGCTTCTCTTTCTCAACGATCTCTGCCCAAAACGGTTTGAAGAAATCCCACATGCCTTGCACGTAGTTCATCTCTTCCTTCGTGAGAGAATCCAGCACAGCGCGGATCTCCTGCGCGGAGAGTTTCGTCGGGCCGGTGTAAATGCCGCCGTCCTGCAGACGCTGATAGCTTTCCTTCGTGCCAGCGTAGAGTGCGAACTTGATGCGTTGGTTGCGCGTCAACGACATGTTTATTTCAGGGATGAAGCTCGCAGTATCCTTCACCTTGCCGAGAATCTTCTGCAGTTCGTTGAGTTGTTTGTACGCTTCCAATTGGCGTTCGGCCTCATAGACGGAAGCTTTGTTCTTCATCGTAACGAGGATGTTGTGCATCGGGCCGAAGTCTTTCCAGCCGTCAATTTCTCGCGCAGTGAAATCGAACAGCGTCAGCTCCGACTTCCACTTCTTCAATTTCTCGACGAGTCCTTTCTTCTCTTCGACGCCTTGCTTCTGCGTGCGTACCGCATTGGCGTGGATCGAATCGACAAGCTCCGCTTCGGCCTTCTCGAATTCGATAGCTTGGCCCTTCACCAGAACCTGTTGCCGATTGCGGCCAGTCTCTTCGACGGCCTTGATCGCATCCGACACTTCGCGGAATTCATCCATCGTCAAAGCGGAATAAGCTTTGTACTCGCCGGTCTGAATCCATGCGGGAACGCCGGGATCGTAGCCGATCACTTGCTGATCCGCGATCCAAGATGCAAGCGTTGGCCGCGTCGTGCCCTTCGCTTCCTTGAATCCAAACTGTTCGAGTAATCCTGTGACCTGCTCCACTGTGTCGCGTCCAATCCGTTGCTTCAGAGCTGGCTTGCGGAACTTGGCGTTGTAACGGATCTGATCGCGCACTTCGTCGAGCGCCTGTGCTGCATACTTCGCGGCGATGCCATTGAGGATCTGATTCTTCTTGTGCATCACAGCTTCGGTCAGGTTGCCCTTCTCCAAAGCCGCGAGCGCCTTACGTGCGCTGCGTGATTCCGCGAGTTCGAAGTCCTTCACGCGCAGACGTCCAACCTGCTTGCGTCCGATCGCCTCTTCAGCGAACGCCTTGGCGGTCTTGCTCAACGTCTTCACGCTGATCGCAGAGCCCAAAGCTTTCAGCTCGATCGCTGCCATCTTGATGAGCGCGTCGTTGTGGACCGCGATGTCAACTGCGCGGTCGAGTGTTTCCTTGTCGTAGATGTCGCCGTAGTTCTCCAGCATGGTGAGATCCGTTAACGCTTGGATCTCATCGTTGATCGGCTGCAGGTTCGCGAGCTTCCGCACGAGTTCATCGCCGGACGAGAACGTGCTGCCCGCTATTTGCGCGACGATATCCGGATGCAATCCATCCTCGCTCGTCAGCTTCTTCCCGGCAGACTTCAGATTGCGCCAGTCGGGAACGGGGGCGTTGTCCTCTTCGAGCGGAGTGTACATCGCTTCGAGATCGTTGATGTTCAACTTGTGCAGCGGGAAGTTCTGCACGCTGCCGTCTTCCGCCGTAACGTTGCCGGTCACGAGGAAGTTCTCGATCTGGCGAATCGGCCTGTTCTGCACTTCAGTTCTCGCGGCAGCTTCGGCCTCTTGGCGCCGAGCCGATACCAGTTTCTGTAAGCGAGAAAGCTCCTTGGACTGCGACTTCCGCAGGAACCGCATCTCACGTAGGGAGCGGGTCTGCATCGTCTCCACGGCCTTCTGTGTGCGTTCTACGTCGGTCGCTTGATATGCGTCCCACTCGTCCGCTGTCAGATTCGCCTTGTCGCGGCTCTCGAACATCGGCGTCGCACGAAGCTGCGACTCTTTCATGTCCACCTGATTCTCTGATGCAATCATCGACTCGACGACGTGCCGGACTTCCGGCGAAAAGCCGCTGCCGAGATTTGCGATCTTTTGATAAATCGCTTTCATCCACGAAGAGAAAGCGCGGAACACGGATCGAAGGCTCTCATTTGGCGCTTTGCCCTGGAAGAGATATTGTTCGAATCCCGTGGCGAACTTCTCGTGCATGTCTCTTTCAGAAACATCCCCGGCCCAATCTTCGATAATCTGCATCCGTTCACGGAACACCGAAGGCGCTTCGGGATTACCTGCCAGCTCCTGGTGTACTCGAAGAAGCATGTGCGAAAATTCATGAAGAAATGTGGACATATCCGCCGTTTTTGTGAGACGAACTATTGCCTGAGACGGATCGAACTTAATAGCACCACGAAGATCCTGATTGAAAGAGACTATCTTCGCGAGCTTGTCATCGAACACGACATAATTTGTTGAGCCCTTGCCAGAGTTGCGGCTATGTTGGTCGAGATACTGGATACCGGCGATACCTTTCGCTGCGAGTAATTCACTAGCTTTTTGATCTCCGCTTTTGATCGGAACAGATTCTCCGGTTTGGAAACCATCAGCGATCTTTCTGTATGCGTAGCTGGCAGGAGCTGTTCCGTTCAGGATCAATCGCTTTGCCCCTTCGTTGACCGGAGCTTCATTCACTGCAGCTATCAGTGCTTCCCTAACATTTGGACTTTGGTCGTTGATGTTTTTCTCATACTGAATGAAATTCTCATCACTTGGGATGTCCACTTCATATAAACGTCCGACGTTATCACCTGTGCTTCTCCATGCCGTGATTGCTTTGCGGTAGTATTCTGCTACCGCTTTGTTGCTTGCGAAGTACAGACCGTATCCATACGTCTGATTGCCTTCTCCAGTGCCGAGTTTCTGAAGACTGAAAACGTCAAATTCATGCGGCGATCCGTGATACACAGATTGCCCAAATTCAGATGCAAGTAACTTGTCGATAGCGGCTTGTGCTTCCTCTTTGGTGTTGAATTCCTGCGTCGGCGCCTGGGGCGTCTTCTTGTTCTGAAACTCTGCGGGCAACTGCGCTGCGGGCTCGCCCCACTGCTTTGCTTGTTCGGGTGAGACAAGCTCACGCGCATGCGTATCGGGATTCGTCGCCCACACGCGACCAGATTCTTCCTTCTGCGTCTTCGCTGTACGCTTGTAGTTGCGCCGGTCAGCGAGTTGCTGTTCGGTGAACTTCGTCGGATTAGCCGGAATGATCTCAGTCGCCGTGCCGGGAGGAATGCCAAGTTCCTTATCGCCAGCGTACGGAACCTGCTTCGTCTGCAACTGTTGGCGCCGATCGATTGGCGCACCAGTATTCTGCAATCGTCTGCCGTTATTGTCCACTTCCATCGCAGATGGATTCGGCAAGCCCTTCGGCTTCGTCATCGGTCCTTTGTCAATCGGCTCGATGATGAACTTGCCCGCGATGTTCTGCACAACTTCGAACGGAGACGCCTGTGCGACCTGATTGAAATCGCCGCCTTCTCCGGCCTGGACTATGAACGGATACTTCGCGAATGCTTCCTCTGGCGTAACGACGACATCGCCAAGGGTGAGATCTTCGGATAGCTTGTCGTATGTCGAACCGACGAGCGTGGCGCTCTGCAGCGCCGTCTCTGGATTGTACAGGTCCGGCCTCGCAACGATGAGCTGTTGCGCGACGTTCTGTTGAATCGTGTGGATCTGTTGCTGCCGGTCCTGCAGCACGGTGGATTCATCGAGCGCCTTCCGTGCATCCTGAACCGCTTGCTTCTCACCAAACTCCTGTTGGTCTTCGTAGCTCAATTCCTTCGACGCGATGCGCGTGTGCGGAATCACGGCCTGATTGTATTTCTCTCCGGCCATTCCTGCGGCCCATTCGGATGCAGGAACAACGACGTCGCCGCCCATTGTGAGCGCGTCGTCGATCTGTGAATCGATCGATGGAACCTTGTCGCGGACATCTTTCAGCTTTACATCTTGCTTCGCGAGAATATCCACGAGCGTCTGTGCGTCGATGTGCATCGTCGCTCCCGGCAGTTGGGATTCAACGAATGACTTGATGACCGAAGGCGCACGCGTGCGAGTCTTCGACTGTTCGATGACACCATTCAGCTTCGTCAATAGATCTGCGTCGCGCTTCGCGGCTTCAGCTTTCTGCTTCTCGATCGCAGCGTTGTTCAGTGCGCCGAGTCCGCCACCGATGAGCGCGGTCGATACGAGCGTCGCCACGAACGTCTGTTCTGCGGCGCCAGCGAAGTCATGATTCGCAATGTAATCCTTCAGCGAGAGATCCGGATTCTTCGAGGCTTCGCTTGAGAAGTCTTCGAAGAGTGTAGCGACTTGCTCGCCGATCTGTTCGGACAGTCCGTATTTCTCGATCATTTTCACAAACCCAATCTTCCCGCCCGCTCTCTCCATCACTGCAGAGATCGGCAAGATTTCGGTCGCGGTTTCAATCGAGAAATTACTGAGTGCTCCAGCGTTGGCTCTTTCCTCTGGCACGCCGCTCGCGATGAGATCCGTGCGCTCCTGTCCTGCAGACAGGAATCCACCAAAGGCTGCGCCGATGAATGATGCAAAGTCCACGCTCATCTTCTCAGGCAGTCCTGCAGTCGCGGCCAATGTTGCGAGATTGCCTGGCAGCGATTCGACGCCGGAGTTCAGGCCAGCTTCGATCGTTCCCATGTTGGCGCGGTCGCCTCCAGTAACGCCGGACAGTGTTTGTGCAACAGCATTGGATTGCTGCGCGAGATCGTTGTACATCTTGCTGCCATGATCCAGCAATTTGCTGACAGCGTTGTCGGGACCGGCCACCTTCTTCAACTGTTGAGACAGTGAACTGAGAGTCCATGACGTTCCGCCATACACGCCAGTCTGAATTCCCTGCGTTCCTGCAGCGAACGAATAGACCGGCTCGCGAAGCTGTTGCGGAGTGATGATCGCATCGTTCGCGGCCTTGTGTCCGCCAGCCGCGTCGAACTGAAGCGAATGCCAGAACTGTTTAAGGCCGCGAGAGAGCTGATCGAGAACGCCGAGATCGTCTTGCGATACCGTGAGCGCGTCAACCGGATTGATCTTCGTCTTCTGTGCCTCGATGTAATCTTCCTGTGACTTGTGCAGTGCGACGGCATACGCGTCCGCGTGCTCCGGCGTATCGAACACGCCAAGCATTTCGCCTGTCTTGTTCCAACGCTCCATCACCTTGCTGTAGTTCGTCGTGCCATCAGGATTCTGCGACGTCAGCCGCACGCCATCAACAACCGTTGGCAGCAACACTTCTTTGCCGTTGATGTTGAAGCTCGCGGATTCCGTGGTCGAATAGCTGCCGTCAGGATTGTTCAGGATCTTACGATCGTACAGATTCTTGATGTTGCCTGGAACCACAATGCCCGCAAACTTTCCCGCAGGTCCATCTGGCGGTTTGCCTCCAGACATGAACTGTTGGACTTCGGGCGTGGTGTTCTTCAGCGTCTTATCCAGATCGCGCATTCGCAACTGGAACGCCGTTTGATTCGCGTCCTGCTCTGCGACCGGCACTGGCAAGCCGACTTCGTTCTGGGCCTTCAGCGCCTGTGCGTGCGCGTCTGGAGTCCGCTGTGCGGCGTAGTCATAGGTTGACGTTGGGAGAACTGTGGTGGGCGCGGTAGGCGTATTGAACGCGCCTTGATCTTTCAGATCCTTTGCGATCTTATCGTACGGATTTTGTTCGGGCATGGCAACTCCTAGCGTGGATGTGCTTTGATGTACATCTTCGCAATAGCTTCGTCAGTCGTCGGCAAACCTTGTGATTGCAAGCTTGCCTTAATTTGCGCTTTCTCTCCAGTCGGAATGTGACCGAGCACAGATCCGAGTGTTGTGTGTTTATCGAGTGAAGTCCAGCCGCTCGTCCAGACGGTATCAGCGGTAAGGTCGTCAATGATCTTCTTGCGCTGTTCTGAAGTAACGGGTAAATGGGTTTCGTTTTCGACTTCCTCAATCTTCTGCGAGACAGATTGGAAGAAGTCCGCTTTCTCTTCGGACGTCAAACCAGTTGCACCATAGAATCTGCCGGGAACTTCCAGCGATTTAACTGCAGCGTTCACATCCTGCACCAACGTTCCAACGCCCAATCCTTTGCCGGAACGAACTGCAATCAGATCCTTGTTGATATCGGTCAGTTGCTGAATGTTCAGCTTCGATGCGTACAGTCCAAGATTGAACGACGGATCGATCATGAACTTCGGATTCAGACCGGCCTGTTGCTTGAGCCACAGATAGGTCACGTCGTCTCCGACGACCTGCTCCTGCGGTGTTCGCTGACGATCCTGCATCGAAAGCCGCACGTCGCCAGGGAGTGAAGCCCACAGCGCCGGGAACTTATTCTGCAGATCGGAGACGTTGCGCGTCTCAGCGAAAAGCTGTTCTGCTTGATTCACGTTTGCGGCGTTCGTCGCCTTCTCTTCGTCGTTGAATCCCTGCTCATATTCTTTCATGATTCGCATCGCGTTCTCGCGTTGCTGCCCTTGCAGGTTGTCACGGATCGCCTGATACTTCTCAGCGAACGGCGTCTTCTCTCGAATCAATTTGTCTGCGAGCTTCTGCGCCGGAATCAAATCGTCCTTGACCTTCAGCACATCGGCGAAGTGTTTGAGATCGCCGCCCATTTCTTTGATGTTGTCATCCTTGTACTTCCGCGCTGCATCAGGATCGATCGCTGCAAGGTTGTCGAAGATCTGCGTGTGCATCGTCGCCAATGCTTTCTGCTCCTGATACTTCCCTTCCTCCGGCGACCAGAATCCGCCATTCACCATGTTCGCGGAGGCGTTCACGATATTCGCTCGTGCAATGGCGATGCCCTGGGGGTTGCCGGTATTCGCTGCACCAAAGTCCACGTTGCTCGCGATGCTGGATTCCAATGACGAGGACAGCGCGGAGTTGAGCTGACCGGCCTGAAACGATGACATGCTATCGAGCGTCGAGTTCTTCATCTGAGTCGCGGCCTTCACGTACATTGCTCGCGCTTCAGGATCTTCGATCGCATCGCCGATCTGTTGGATGTTGTCGTCGAGATAAGTTGTCGCGTCTTCGGTCAGTCCCTTGGCGCCGAGCCCACGACGTTCCTGTTGCACCTTCGCGGTGTAATCACGAATGACCGATTGCGTCAGGTTCTGCGCTTCAGTCGCGGTCGTGATGTTCGTTTTCATTCGCAGTTCTTCTGCGGCCTTCCGTTGAACTTCGGCAAGCTTTTCGTCGGCAGCTTTTTGCGCTTCGCTGACTGCTCTCTCGTTCTGCGCGATCTGGCCCGCAGCTTTCCCTACCGCGTCCGCACCCTGCGCGAGCCCGAGAAGATTACGGCTATCCGGATTCGAGATCTGCGGTGCGCCCTTTCCGCCAGTCTGGAGTTGCTGTGTTGGTCCTGGGATTTGAATTGCCATTATGTATGCCATCCTGCAGCGGCGTATTTTTCATTCGTCGAAAGCTGATCGTTCGTGTTGTCAATTTTGTTCTGCGAAGAGTAAGTGCTCCACGTTGACGCGACCGGCGCCGCTATGCCGAGAAGCGTTCCCAAAAAGCTTGGAGGCTTCGCTGCCGCTGCCGCCTGATCTGCGCTGTATGCCGTCTTCAGATCTTCCTCTGCGGCCTTGGACGCATTGATGCGGATCGTCATGGCATCGACCGAGGAGACGAGATTCGTCGCGTCAGTGATCTGCTTCGCGGTCCCTGTTCCGATTTCAAATCCACGACCGGCAGTTGAAGCGCGTTGCGTTCCGACGTTGCGGCTTCCCTCGCCGAGCGCTCGTGCTGCCATCGATCCGCCAACGGAGATCGCGTCAGCCGCTGCCTTGCGTGCGAACATCGCAGCGATCAAAGCGTTCTTCTTATCGACCGCAGCTTGTTTCTTCTGGGCATAATAGTTCAGTACGCCACCTGCGACCTGCCCGCCCATCTGTACGCCTTGTGCTACACCCATTAGAAAAACCTCTTAATCAACTGCGTCCCGGTTCTCATGTAACCGAGACGTTCGTAAAGTCGAGTCGTCCGCGACACGTGAATCGCAGTCATAATTCCCGGCCTGAAATCCTTTGCCCCCAGGCTCGCGGCCTTGGCTTCGAACGCTCTGACAAGTGCGGCAGCGGCAATACCGCCCCGAAGCCGAGGACGGACAAACAGACCATAATCAAATGCAAATTTCGAATAACCGAACGGATGCTCACTGACGCCTCCAGCCATCGCGCCGACGATGGTGCCATCTCTCTCAGCCACCAACAGGATACCACCAGATGACGTCAGAAGGCCAGCTAGGAAGTCGAATGTTTTGAGTCGGCAGAATTCCTCAATGTTGAACACGGGGCTCTCTGTGACAAGCTCCTGTGCCAAATCGACGAGATTCCTGATGTCGTCGAAGGTTGCCTCGCGGATCATTGATCTGCCGGTGTAAGCGAAGACCACGGACGATGCTCGACTTTCTCCGAAGTCAGGCCGATGTAGATGTCCGGCTGGCAGCGGCAGAGCCGGTCAGTCTCGTGCGGCAGATCCATGTACGGAACGTAATGCGTTTCGTCGAAGCTGACGTCAATGATCGCGAAGATCGGTTTTGCCATTTGGAATCTCCTCCCTGATGACCATAGCTCGTGGAATAAAAACCTGTCCACGGTAGGTATTTTCAGCCGGTGAATAATCAGCGCAAAGCGAGACGCCGGATTCATCTGTCTTCAACAGAAATCCGGTAGAGATCACAACGAGCGGCTTGTGTGCGATTTTGCTCGTGTTGTCCAGATCCTCGTACTCGCAAGCATCGTTCCACTCCACAACAACTATCGATAACATTTTTAATTCCCCTGTGCATATTCGATCGCCAAAGCTGTGATTGTTACCGGCAGTGGTTCAGACTGCCGGATGTAAACTTGACTGTCTTCGTCCCAATTGAACGGGCCATTCACGGAAATGATTTTGCTCCGCAATGCTCGCGTCTCTCCAAGATCCAAACCGAAATCTTCCATCTCACTGAAGCTAGGACCGGCGCTTAGTCCGAGTGTATCCTTCACGCGCACGCGCACTCCGCTGATGATCTCCGTCTGTCCCATTCCTCCGGCGCCGTCAACTTGCGACTGGTAAGCCAGGGGAGGAGTTACCATATCACAGTTGTAGCCCAAACCCACAACGATGACCGATGCCGTGATCGGCTCGTCGTCAACATCATTGGGCAGGGTGATCGCGCCGCTCGTTACATCAAGCTCGTAGACGATTCCATCTGCGAGCACCTTCACTGTTTCACCTTCAAGATGACCGAGGCCGGTGACAGTGTTCACTGGATCGCCTTCGTACATAAGACCGGCGTCCACGCAGAAGCTGTGCTCAAGATCTGCGAAGTTTCGTGGCTTAACAAACTCGACGAAGCGAACGATCTGATCGTTCACTGTTCGACGCACCACGAGATATACGACATCGCTTGGAGCATCGTTCTCCGGAATTACAGCGATCGATTCAACGACGGCATCCGTGCCGCCGAACGCGTGCTGATGCCACGCGACAATGTTTTGCTTTGGCGAATAGGTGATGCCGATGAGGACACCATCCGATCGCACGCCCCACCATGTCGGATGTGGCGCTTCCTGGAAATCCATCTGAGTCCATCGCTTTCCTTCAATCAAATGCGGAGCGATGAGCGAGAGATCTTCAGGCTCGTATCCGCCCGCTTCCTGCGAGAACTTCACAGAGATGATGTGCTCGCCGCGTGCAGCGGCATACATCAGGAACTGGCGATACGTGGCCGGTCGTGTGCTCGACGAGCCGATCTCCGCTTCCACTTTGCTGATGACGTTCAACGGTGAAAGGAATCCACCCGAGTCCGGCGACAACCTCCATAACGCACTGCCAGTGAGCATGAGCAAGTTCGAAAATGGAATGATGTGCCGGATCGTGTGTGCCTTCCTGCTTGAAAGTCGATAGTTGAATGGGTCATCGTCCTGCGGAACGTTCGACACATTCATGTTTTTGTACGAGCCTGATTTCGTCAGCCAGAATCGCTGCGGATCTCCGAGCGTTGACGCGAAGGCTCTGCGCTGTTCGAAGTAGCTGACCGTGGACGGCAGCGTGGTCACGCTGTCTGTTGTCCCGAATGGATCTGTCAACTCCGGTGGCGCCTTCGTGAAGTCAGGGATGATGTTGTCGTCAACGACACCAACTGTTTCGTCAGTGGACGAACCGATGAGATAGTAGCGTCCGCTATTCGCCCATTCCTTGTAGACATTGTAGTAAGCCGCGCCGGTCACAGCGTCCCACGTGATCGTGTTGTACTGGCCGGTCACAGCGAGATCGTTTATCACGCCGTCCGTCGAGCTGGCGATCGATTCATTTCCTGATGCGTCTACTGCGGTCACGACGTACTGATACGTGAGCGCGTTGCCCGCGCCGCCCGTCGCCACAATGTCCGGCGCCGAAGATGGCGGACTGATCTCGCTCTCGAACGTGATCTCTGTAAAATCCCAATCATTGTCCGCGTTGCGCGTCAGCTCACGCGGGCGCCAATTCGGATGAACGAATGTGATCGTGTCTCCTGATTGCTCGAACGCGATCTGGAAAAGTTCTGCGGCCAAGTATGGCGTTGTGATCTCGTACACTGCAGCTCCGGCAGTATTCACGAATCCGCCCGCGTACGTGTCGTTCAATGCGAGATCGAGATCCGTTCCGAAGATCGGCTGGCCCGAGCTGTTCAGAAGCTCGAAGGTATCGGTCGTTGAATTGGCGATCGTGTAGACGTCGCCGGTCGCGATGACGAGGCCATTGCGCGTGACGCCATAAACGATCACAAGGTCGTCGTCGTTGTAACCGTGCGCGGTGACAGTGAAGACATGCACTGCAGGATCGGTCGCTGCCGTGTAGTCGATCGTGACGATTGCTTGCTCTGCGCTGCCATCGAGAATAGTTCCGCCGTCACGATGGAAGCGAATGTAAGTTTCTCCAAGTTCGAGGATGAGCGATTCACCATTGCCACGAACGAACGGAACAAGGCGAGCCTGACCATCATCCTTCGTGTTCAAGACGAACTGCGTCCCGGCGCGGCTCTTGATCGGGCCGTGAGGCAGCACGACGAAGTTCTTGCACAACGCCAGAGACATGTTGTATTCATCGAGATCTGTGCGCCCGAAAAGCTCCTCGCTGATTTCGCCGCCAGAGAACGCGTGCCACGGTTTTCTGTAATCTGAAATCATTATCTGTTACTCACCCACGTCGGTTTGTGGTCCTTGTAGTGATCGGAGTTTTGTCCTTGTCTTCCACTCGCGGTCGCTGCATTCGCGATCGCTGCCAGATATGCGGCCTGGGCGGACTGTGAAAGCGCGATGCCGTTCTTCGCTTTGATGATCGCTGGCGCCACGAGGCTCGCCAACTTGTACGAGAGCGCGAGCACGAAGTCCTCAGTGTAGCGAGTGACGTCCGTTACGAGCGCGATGTAATCCGCGTACACGTTGCTATCGCTGTTGGTCAGAATTAATTCCACAATAGCGGGCGTGATCGTTGCTGAAACTCCAGGCGTTGTCAGGTTCACTTTGCCCGTTCCCGCGACTGCCGCTGCGTAGGTCGTGTGGAAACTGACGGTATCGTTGTCCACCACATTGACATAGTAATCTGTCGCTGCCGTCAGGCCGAAGCCGGTCGTCGCAACGCGCACAACCATGCCGGTCGTCAGACCGTGATCTGCAGTGAATGTAACCGTGTCTCCGGTCAGATCCGTGGATGATGGCGTAAGCGCGTCCAGAGCCCACGTGTAGCGATCGAAGTCCACGGACGGCTCGTTCTTCGAGGCGCCTTCCGGAAGCACCTTGAGGAGCCTCACAAGGTCAGAGGGAGTAATGTAAGCGAAGCCCCATTCACCAATGAAGGGACCGTCAAGATCGTCCGCGTCTTGGATCACGAGGAGTGCCTTTTTCACAGCAAACTTCCAAGGGTGAGCCTTTAGACAAATTTCTCGCGCAATGGGATAGAATCGCGCAAGGTGGATTTCGTTCGGAGTGGAAGGCGTGTCGAGATCCGTGACCGGCTTCGCCTCCCCAAGATGGGACAGTGCTAAATTTGCGATATCGACTTTTGTGTCTGCCACGGGTTTCTCCCTAAAAAGTTTGGGCTCTGGTTTTCTTCACCAGAGCCCATTCTACCACAGTTGTCGGTCGGAATTACATCATCAGGTCTGCGACATCTTTCTTGTCTTCAGGTTCGGCTTTTGGCCCATCGAATTTTTCGGGATAGTCGATGAACCATTTTGACTTCTCGTGGTCTTCCACGTAGAAGATCGTGCCTTCGCGAATCCGTCTTCCGCCTTTGAAACCCATGCCGATAGCTTTGACTCGTTTGCTCACAACGCGCCTCCTCTATTATGCAGGGTTGATGTTCTGGTTGTACGCCTGATACGAAACCGGCTGCTCGTTGGTGAGCCAAGACGCGATCGTCATATCTGCCGTGCCGTTGCCGTCAACGAGAACTGCCTTCAACCGAATGAACTTCTCATTCGCAAAGGGCAAGCTGACGCCGTAAGGCTTGATACCCGCAGCAACGTTGTAGGGTACAACGATAGTCGCGAGCGTGGTCGGCGAAGAGAACGAGCTGTTGTCGTCCGTCTCCAGCGTGAACGTGAATGTGGACGTGGACCCAATGGACCCGCCCTTCGCGAGAATCGCAAGCACCCAATAAATCGGCGTGCCAGGACCGAGATCGAAATCTCCTCCCACGTTGTAATAATCTCCAACTCCACCAGAGCTGACCGTAAGGTGCGAAGAACTGGTGAATTCGGCTCTCTTGTCAATCTGCATTTTCCTTTCCTCCGTTTGAATTCTGAAGGGGGCCGAAGCCCCCAACCAGTTAGACTACGCGATCTTCCGCGTGCGAAATCGCGTCGCAACGACCGACTGGAACGTCGTCGTACGTGACGAATTTCTTTCCACCAATGTTGTCAAGAGCCAGCGTGGAATTGGCAATGCCCTTGCGTGCCTGACGTCGCAGGAACGAACGAATCGTGCGGCTGCAGTAGAACGCTGCGCGGCCCGAGGACAAATCAGGCGGAAGTTCCAAAGCCTGAGACATCAGATCCAACAGGTCGGCGCCGGAAGCGGCATCCTTTGTCAGAGCACTGATATCGATGTTTGCGATGCGGACAACGTAGCGCCAGTCGCGCACAACAAGGCCGCAGCTCCACTTGTAGTGAGTGCGGTACGCTTGCATACGTCCACCGTTGCTGCCGTCTGCATCTTCGATCGTCACTTCGCCGTGATCCTTCATCTCCAATCCGCCCGGAGCGCCTTTGGGATAAATGTTGAACACAGTCTGCGGTCCCCAAACAATGAGCCACATGGAAGTCAGGTCACTGTCGTTGCCCGCTGCGTCGATGATGTTGTATCCGCTGGCCGAGCCAGTCAGAGAATTGAATCGAGGAGCAAGGCCGGTGAATTCTGCAGGAGCCGTTCCTTCGTTTCCGTAGAACAGCGTCTGGGCAAATTCCTGGTTCATGCCTTCGATGTGCGCGGAGTCTTCAGACAAACGGAAAGCTGCAGCGTTGCCGCTCTTGTCCGCCAGTTCCTTATCGACTTCGGCATACGCCCACAGACTTCCGGTTGCATCCTTGATCTGGGCGCGGGTTGATTTCGTGGGCTGCACTCCACCGTAAAGCTTGCGCCATGTCGGTTGAGGAAGTCCGGTTCGGACAGTTGTTACATGCGTGGAACCATCGTTCGCTTCCAGCCATGTTGCGTGATCCAGAATGTCGTTCTTCTGGTGCAGCATTTCAACGACGGTCGCAATGCCCCCGTTTGGATCGGTGGCTTTGGCGATGTCCAGCAATGTAGGATTCGCAGTGCTAAGTTCAGCCATTTCTTTTTTTCTCCCTTCAGGCAGGTTCGCTGCCAATTTTCAAAAACTACGGTTGCGGTTCTCGCCACCTGATAACAAGTATCCAACGACGAGAACCGCAAAGTCAAATCGACAATGTTTATTTTTTCGCCATTGTCGGGTACATCTTTCCTTCGGGCGCCGTCGTCTGTTCGGTTTCCTTGCCGGTCACGATGGTCCCATCTGCAGACAACTTCTTCCCGATATCGAACAGGCCGCGCAGAATCATCGGGTGATCGAGAAACATGTGGTCATTGACATTCTTCGCGAGGCCGGGGAAGAATGTGTCGAGTGCTTTCTTTGCGGTGCCAAGATTCTCTTCGAAGTTGCCCGCGCCGAGGACTGGATCTTTCTTCGCTTCCTCTCTCCAGGTTTTCACTTGATCGTCAGACATCTTCTGATAATCCGCAGTCGCTTGCTCAAGTGATTTCAATTCGTGGTCGAGCATTTTCTGCGCCTGTTCCTGCGTGAGTTTGTTTTCCTTCGCGAAGGCCGCGATCGGATCGGCAATCTCTTTTGCGACTTCCGTCTCGACATCAACGCCTTTTTCGTCCTTCGCTTTGACCTTGGCGAATTCGTACTTCTCCGGAATTGTCGCTGGCTTCGGCAACGCATGTTCGCGATCGAACAGCGCCTGGGCCTGTGCCTGACTCATCTTGTTCGCCTTGGCGAATTCCGCGACCTTCGTCACGATCTCCGCTGGCGCTTCGACTTCCGTCTCGACGCCTTTGTCGTCTTTCGTTTTGATTTTTGCGAACTCGTATTTCTCCGGTACGACGTGTGTCTTCTCCGCGCCGCCTAACAGCGTGGTGTCGTCATTCGAATCCACCGTCAACTGGTTTAGATTTTCGATTCGCTTCAGCAATGATTTGTACATCTCTGTGAGTCTCCTTCAGTAAAATTAAAAGTTGGTCGAAACAGTTCTTCTCAAGTTCCCCGTAGATCACGAGCGCGAGTGCTCGCATTCCTTCGTTGAAATCTGTAGCCTCGCGCTTCTCCGTTATGCTTGACCGCCACATCCCGCCGAGACGGAGGATACGGGCAAAGGTCCGGCGCCCTGATACTGTGGACATCAGGAAGGCCAGATCGTTCTTGATTTGCTGTGATTGTTCTTCTTTCGTCATTAGTACTTCGCCAGATGCACCATCACGTTCTTAGGCAGTGTCGGATCGATGTCGATGTGAACATGCGCGGGCGCGATCTCGAAGCGCGTGACGCCTCGCTTGAGCGCCATTGTGATGATCTTGTAGCGATACGCGCTGTCGGGACATGCGATGTCTACCGCGAGCCCGCGAAGATGCGCGGAGTTTGGAACGCCTCCGATCTGCGCGTTGTGTGGAACTGTTCGGAAGCCGGACGTGATTCGCATCGGTCTGCCGTCCTCTTCGCGCATGGAGTCGAGGATGTCAACAAGAGCCTGGCTCATGTTGTTTCCGCTCCCTGGCGCGTCAGGACTATCGAATTCGTGTGATGGGAAGTGTATCGAAGAAATGTACATATTGATCCTCCAGTTGATCTACGTTTTTTCTTTGGTCTTGAAAGCCTCCATGATCGACGGGACAATCTTTTCTGCAGTCCGTCCACCGATGTAACCCCCAATGCCTAGCTTGAGAAGATCCCACAAATCGGGCGGCAATGTCAAGACAACAATGCGCGTGCTGAACATTCCTGCGATCGGCACAACGAGATAGTTGAAGCCGATGATCGATCCGAACATGAGCATGATAAGTGGGCGCCACGAGCGCTGTATCCACGATTCTCCCTTCGCCTCTTCACGAATCGTTTGCCCTTGCTCTGCGGCGACGCTGCGCTCGTAATCGAGGACAGCGGATACTCCCTGCGTTTGAACGACGAGAAGCTTCTGCTTCGCGGCGAGCTTCTCGTCTTCGCTCGTGTGCAATTCGTCAATAATGTCTGCGGCTGGCTTGAGCAGTCCGCTGACGATCTCTACAATTCCAGGCATTACGGTGTTCCTCCAAGTGACTGCAGAGCGCCGAGCGCGGCGCCCGCTCCCTGCACATTTGTTTCGCCGAGTGTCTTCGCTGTCTTCGCGGCTTCCGGCGCTGCGGCCATCTGCGCTTGCCGTTCCTGATTCTTCGCCCGATCTGCGCGAATCAATGCGACCTTATCGTTCGCCACGATGAGATCCGGATCGATACCGAGCACATCAGAGTACGAGTCAACGATCGCGTCGCCGTCGAGCTTGTCAACTGCGTCCGGTTTGATCTGTGCCAGATTCATCACTGTGCCGATCATGCGATCAAGAGAGTTGAGTCCGATCAATCGCTGCGCTTGCGCGAGCGTGCTGACGAACTTCACGATCAAAGGTTGACCGTGCATTTCCGGAGGAGCCGGAGGCACGATGTTTGCTTCGATCATGTATTGGAACGTGGACTCGATATCCGGAGTCAACATTTCATCGTGCAGGTTTTCGAGGACCGGCCCGATCATCAGCAACTTCTCTTCTTGCTGCGCCGAGATCTCTTCGGCGGTTGGCGGTTGCACTCCCCGGCGTGAAGTCGTGAACATCAAGAACATGTCCTCGAACATTGCCTGTGCAATTCGCTGCCGAACGTCCATGATGTCGTTCAGCAAGTACTGGAGATTCAATTTCACATCCCATGCGGATTTGATTCCCTGGCCGAGCATGTCAACTACGTTCACGCCTCCGGGCGATTTGTCGAAGGCTTCCATGAGTGAGGAAGGAACCTGCAACGGTGGCTGCGTCTGGTAGTCGATCGCTTGCGCCTTTCGATACTGCTCTTGCTGCAATGCTTTCACATCGCCGAGAGCACGCATGGCTGGCGCCTCGCCGTAAAAATCATGGCCGTTGATCTTCCAGCGTGGAACGAGCGCAGGGAAATTCTTGAAGCCGGACTCGCGCAGAAACTTCTTGTTCCTCTCGCTGTCATTGCCGACTTCGACGTACACACTCTTCCACGGCATGTTGTCGTTGCCGATCTTGAGCGGATCACGTTCGCGTCGCGGCTCGATCGCGTGAATCACATCGATCCAGGCGTTCAGGTTTTTATTTGTGTACAGATCCTGCGTCCGCTTGCTGCAGTTGTTGAATCCGAACTTACCGACGAGCTGCGCGGCAGTCATGCTGAACTGACGATACAGAGTGTCCACCACTTCGCGATCGTCTGTGCTGATGGCGTACTCGCCAACAGTCATTGGGAAGTGGCGAACCACGTCCTTGTAGTCCTGCACCTTGATCGAGGCGCCGGTCCCGAACACAAGGATCTCTTCGTAGATCCGGCGATAGGATCGATACGTATTCGAATGCGCGTAGATGTTCCGCATCTGTTGTTCGAGATCACTGAGCCATTTCTTGACGGAGTGCTTCTCATTCAACTTCTCGTCCGGCGTCTGCAGTCTGAACCACGGGCGAGCGGGCGAAGTCATACCGGCGACGAGGCCAGCGGTCGCCACGTCAACCGAGCGAAGCTGCGAGTTGTCGAGAATGTGCTGATGCTTCTTCGTGCCGTCGTTCGGTGTCGATGCGTTGATCCCGTTCTGGCTGGAGCCCGAGGCTCCGTTGGTCAGAAACTTTCCGACTCGCGGAAGGAAGTAACGAGACAGCTCCTGGTAGTGAGACATCCAACTGGAGCGTTCGCGCTGCAAGGCGCCCCATCTCTGAATGATTGATTGGTACTCTGAGTTGTAGTCTTTCATTTAATACCCCGAGAGCAACGGACGCTTGATCGCGACCGCTCTTGATTTGTTGAATGTCGATCCGCTGACCGCACGCGCTGACGCGTTGGTGTCGATCGTTCCTGTCTTGATATTGCGCGGCACGCGTGAGAGCGTGGTCTTTGCCGCTTCACTCGCGTTAGGAGAAATCGTTCCCGCGTCCACAGGACTCGTAAGCGCAACTGGATTCGGAATGGAGAATGAGAGCCCGCCTTGAGTCACGGTAGGCGTGTCACCTTTCCCGCCGATTGTGTATGCTTTGTTCGGATCGAATTGGCTCACCTTGTCGTACTGGCTCTCAAAAGTTCCAGCACCAAAGGTCACTCCATTCTGCTTGAACGTGAATCCAGAATCCTTCGCCGATGTTCCCTTATCGAACTTCACCAACTCGAACTTGTCTTTCGCATTGAACGACGCAAGCTGCGCTGCGCTCGCATTCGGGAGAGCCATTGCTGCAGCTTGATCCTGTTCGGATTTCGCCTGTACCGTTTTCGTTCTCGCGTTGTTTGCGCCGTTACCCATTTCTATAACTCCTCAAGAACATCCATCGGGTTGTAGTTGCCCGAGGCGTCGCTGCGTTTCTTCATGAACTCCGTCATCTTTGGAGTCTTCATCAGGGCCAACACAAAGGCGCTGCCCCAATCAGGAGAGCGGCCCATTCGCTTGATGATTTCCTTCCTCGACTCGACTCTTATTCTATTCCCCTCCGGCCTCCAAGTCAAAGCTGTCAAGTCCTTCAGGAGCTGCGGATCGGGCGGAATGCAGATGCCGGTGTTGTTCGCCGGATCGAAAGCTTCGCGGGCTCTCCACCAAACTTGTGACTTTACATTCGAGAATCCGAGGATGCCCGCTTTGTCCTTCTCGTTCGACTTCTCGCCTCCGCTGATGCCGGAGACTTGGAACTTGGCAACCTTCAGGAAGTCATACGGGCTCGATCCGACGCCAACGACGTCGATGTGGACCGGCGCCTGATCGCGCATGTGCGCGACGATAAGACCGGCGAGCACGTGACCGTTCGGCGTTTGCGTTCCAGGGTACACCAGAGGCTCGTCGAACCACATCCCATGTCTCCGGAAGATGATGCTGTTGTCGTGGCCTCCACGGGCAACGTCAACGCCCATGCTGTCCATTGATGCGAGCTTGTCGGGTTTCTTCCAACGGTCCATCGCGATCTTCACCCAAGCGGTCGGGATGACTTGCCATTCACTGTCTTCCATACCCGCTGTGAAGTCGCCTTCTAACATCATGGAGCGCAGGGGCTCCGGTAGAGCTTGAAGCTGTGCCATGTATTCTCTCCCGAGGTACGTGTTGTCGCCGACTCGCGCCGGGATGAACGTCCTTGATTGTGGTATCAGGATATCTGTAAGCTTAAAATTTTTTGGATCGAAGTCAAACACTGGCTCGTCGCCGATGATGACACACGGTCGGTTCGGCACTTCGATATCGCGCTGCGAGATCGTGATGAAGTATCGAATGTCTCCCGGCAGCGCGGTCTTCGCGAGAAGCCAGGGAGCGAAGTAGTCGAGCACCCAACGACCATCCGATGTTGTCGGCGGATTGAAGGTCAGGAGCATTTCGCAGAGCTGTCCCGGTGTCGTCGATCGCAACCAAGTCGAGAGATATCGAACCTGGGAGCTGAAGATGTTCGTCGCTTCGTCGTAGCCCAGGAAGTCGTGCGGACGTCCCTGGTACTTCGTCTCCTCGCCAAGATTCGGCAGCGATCCGAATTCGATTTGCTGTCCGCGCTTCGGCAATCGCCAGATGTTCGATTGGCCGTTGTATCCGTCGCGAGTCTTGAGCAGGTCGCCGATGCGATCGACGATCGATGTCATCTGCGTTCCTTCCTTTCGAACGATCATCGACTTCTCGTGTTGGTTGAGAGCCTTCCCGATCATGAGATCGGTCTTGCCGCCTCCGGCGCCGCCACCGTAGCCTACAACGGTCGCGTCGCTCAAATACGCCATGACCTGTGGCACGTTATCGGGATTCGGAAGCCAGAGCGAAGCTCCGCACTCCATGAGATTCATCAGCTCCAATTCGCGATTGGAGTACGCATCAGTTATTAGCATTAGGGTAGCGTCAACTTGTACATTTTGAAGTTCTTGAAATCCGCCTTGCAATTGTAAGCGATACAACCAACATAAGCCGATTCGATTGCAGGAAGAGTGGTAGCAATTATCGTCACCGTGCGGGACGTGATGTACGTACCGTCGATATAGATATCCGCCATCCTACCAGTCAGAACAATCTTTAAATTATAGTACTGGTCGAGATTGAAGTTGTTTGAAAGATGTGCTCCAGCGGTGACGCCGAACGGACCTTCAGAATAGATGCCTCCAGTTGAGGAGGGATTCAAAGCGCCGGTGCATCGCATAAATATGGCGGCAGAATTTCCGGAACCGGCTCCCGATGTTGAATCCCAATTGAATCGGAACCCAACTCGATTATCCGCACCGAACCCACCAGTGGACTCGATTTTGACATCAGCCTGGATGACGGACATTGCGTGTGGAGTTTTTGCCGTATATCGCAAATAAGCAAATGTCGTGGCTCCTGTGTTGACAAAGAATGCGGAAGACACAACAGACCACGATCCTGCAGTCTGAGTCCAGTTTGAAAGCGATGCACCAGATTCATTTATGACAAGGGACCACGTTGCTGCGGCGGCGGCGGGATTCGTCCATGCGCCGGTTCCGTCAAGAAATTTCGTAGCGTCATTCGGAAGTATCGGAGTGAATCCGTGTGCCGATGTCGATACATCATTCGTCGTGATGTTGCTCAACGAAAGATCCGAATCCTTCACCGTATCCCATGAGCCGGTCCCGTCGAAGAAGTGAGTCGCGGTGTTATCGAGCTTCGGAAGAAGTCCATGCGCTGATGTGCTGGAATTCAGAGTTGTGATATCTGTCGGAGCTCCGAGAGTATCGAGCACGATCGTATCGCCCCCTCCTGCGTTGTGCTTCGCCTGATGGCCTGTCTCCTCGATTGTGTAATCCTTGTTGAGCGG